AGAATTCGATACAGACCGGAGATACCACAAGCGGTCATTAGAAGACGCAATACAAAGTTACATAGGGCTAACGGGCGAAAGCCAAAAAGATTTTTGGTATTCCACAGCTGAACGAGGATTTAGCGCGATGTGGGAAACAGCAAGAAGGATTACAACATTCGGAAGGCTAAGTGCGTTCTCATATCTTGAATACTTACGAATTATGGGTGTGCCATTCGATTGCGACACGCTATTCATAGACGATATAAGCGGTTCGCGCTCGCACCGAAACGGCCTCTGCATTGTTGCGGGAATTGAAAGATACGATTGGCACCAAAGTAACCCGGAATTCGACGGGAAATACAGCAAAGAACTATTAGAAGGATTGACAAACAAAGGCGCAGACCTACTAATTGCGGCCAAAGAACGCGCAAAAGGAAAAGATTGGGAATACGATGTCTCGTATTTCACGCTGGAATCAACGCTATGCACTTACAAGAGCTGGCATAGGCCAAACCGAAGATACCCAAATGTGTATAACGACATGCTCTACGGCCGAATAAAGAAAAACGAAGAGAATTGGCCGGAAGAAGATTTAAGCGTATTTTGGCAAGCAAGAAAAGCGTGCTTACCCGCGCACCTGCGGCTAGAAGATAACCCGGAAGACCTCGGCCTACACGCGATTAAACAAAACCATTACCTACAAACCGGAGAAGTTATTATGATGAACCGGGAGTATCCGCAATACGCAAACGGATATAACGAAGCGGTAGACAAGGGAGTGGCAAAGGAATGGCTATAAATTCAATCTTCCCGGAGTTGAGTATTGACCGAAGTAAAAGCCGGTGGGAAGAACATATGTTCGATTTAACGCCGGTTGAATTACGCGACAGGATTTGGTGGAAGCGAGAAGACTATTTCGCACCTCTAGGCTACGGCGGGATTAACGGAAGCAAGCTGAGACAACTGCTACATCTATTTAACGGATTACAGGCAGAAGGCGTAATTACAGGAGCAAGCGTATTAAGCCCGCAATTGAGCATGGGAGCGCTGGTGGCAAAGCATTACGGCCTACCAATTACTTGCGTGCTAGGCGGCACAAAACCGGAAAGCGCAATTAAACATGAGAATGTGGCTATTGCGGCAGAAGCTGGAGCAGATTTTTATTTCGGCAAAGTGGCATATAACCCGGGAATACAAAGCCAAGTAACTAAGTTACAAGCGCTACCGGAATACGAAGGCTATTACAGATTAAATTACGGAATTACAGTTCCGGATAACGCGGAAGACGAAGAAGTCAGAGCATTCCACGAAGTAGGCGCATACCAAGTGCAGAATATTCCAAGTGAAGTTACGCACCTAGCAATGACGGCCGGTAGTTGCAACTCATGCGTAAGCGTTTTATACGGATTGGCTAAGTATCGAACAAATGTTCGAAAAGTTACGCTATTCGGAATTGGTCCTACCCGGCTAAGAATGATTGAAGAACGATTGGCCAAGATTGAACGGGCAACGGGATTAGAGATACGCGACATATACAGAAGAAAATACATTCACCATGCCGATTTACAGGAAGAACATCAAACAGACGGGCAGATACTTCTAGTTCATTACGACCTGCACTCAACAAAGTTTAGTAATTACACAGACAAAATGCCATTCAGAAAAAGCGGGATTGACTTTCACCCTACATACGAAGGCAAAGCGTTAAATTACATGGAGGCTAACCCGGGAATGTTCAGCTGGTATCACGAGCCTGACGGCAAAACATTATTCTGGATTGTTGGAAGCGAACCGAAACGAGAGGCAATGAAATGGACACTATCTACCTAATAGGCCAGCCGGGAAGCGGCAAAACAACAGTAACAAAAGAATTCCAAAAGGATTGGGCAAAGATAAACCTATACGCTGACCCGTTTAAGTATCAGGAATACGAAGCGCCAAAACTAGGGAGAATGTATTCATTAGGGTGGGATAGAGAACACTTTAGCGGAACAGACACGCTAGGCAATACCGTAATTACACGAATGCCGCAGTTCTACCAAGACGCAAAACAAGACGGAGCGACGATATACGGAGAAGGCGACCGGTTAGCCAATACAACATTCTTCGAGCTGGCAAGAGGCTACGGAACTTTATATCTCTTTTACCTAAACACAGACGACGCAACAGCGCAAAGCCGGAGAGAAGCAAGAGCGGCCGAAACAGGAAAGACGCAAAACCCATCATGGGCAAAGGGAAGAGCAACTAAACATAGGAACCTAGCAGAGAGATACGGAGCGATTGTTTTACCGGGAGGAATGTTGCCTAGCCAAATTACACAGGTTATGGCAGACTACATATCCCGAGGAAAAGGAAACGCATGAGCAGGAAAAAAGCACCATCTCCGGCGGTATTGGACAAGGAAATCAAGATTATTGAATTACGGAGAGCCGGCGTTACATGGGAGAAGATTGCCAAAGAAGTAGGGTTCAAGAACGCTAGCGGCGCTTACAAGATGTATCAGAGAGCGGCAGAGCGAATGGTAAGGCCGCACCTAGAAGAATACCGGGATATGCAATTAGACCGGCTGGAAAGAATGCACATGGCGGTATGGCCTAGAGCAAAAGACGGCGACCTGCGGGCGATTGACACAGCGCTACGAATAGCAGACAGAGAAGCAAACTTATTAAACCTAAATGCACCAATTAAAGTTCAAGCGGAGGTAACAGTATATGAGGGTCAGCAACTCGTTGAGCACACAGCCCGAATTATTGAACTCATTAGACAATCTCGCGGCGAGGCGGGCAACATGGGAAGCAATACTGGCGAGACCCGAGCAATTACCAACTGAAACTAACGATTGGTCGGTTTGGTTATACCTAGCAGGGCGCGGAGCTGGCAAGACTAGAACGGCGGCAGAATGGATTGTGTGGCAAGCGCTTACCCATAATTGGACAAGATGGGCGGTAATTGCACCGACATTCGGAGATGTGCGAGATACATGCGCAGAAGGAGAAAGCGGGTTAATACCTATCCTGCACCAATACGGAGCGCTGGATTATTACAACCGAAGCACCGGAGACATAAGGCTAACTAACGGGAGCAGGATTAAACTCTTCTCGGCTGACGAACCTGACCGGTTGCGTGGTCCGCAACATCATGGAGCGTGGTGCGACGAATTAGCGGCATGGCGATACCCGGATACATACGACCAATTACAGTTCGGCCTACGACTAGGCGACCACCCAAAAACAATTATTACAACTACTCCCCGGCCGGTATCACTAATTAGACAGCTGGTAGCAAAGACCGACGGAACAGTAAAAGTAATTAGAGGTTCAACATTCGATAACGCTAAAAACCTCGCACCATCAGCATTAGTAGAACTACAAGCGCGCTATAACGGAACAAGGCTAGGCCGCCAAGAACTTTACGGAGAAATACTTGACGATGTTGAAGGAGCGTTATGGACTAAAGGGGTAATTGACCGGAACAGAGTAGAAAACGCACCGCCACTAGCACGCGTAACAGTAAGTATTGACCCGGCAGTAACTAACACAAAGGATTCAGACGAAACGGGAATTATGGTCTGCGGAAGCGACGCGGCCGGCAACGGATATGTGTTAGCGGATTATTCATTCAAGGGTTCACCTTACGAATGGGCTACAAAGGCGGTAGAAGTATTCCGGGAGCATAAAGCGGATTCGATATTGGTAGAAGTTAATCAGGGCGGAGATATGGTTAGTGCGGTATTGCGCCAAGTAGACCCGAGCCTACCTATTCAGGAGATTAGAGCGCATATTGGAAAGAAGTTAAGAGCAGAACCGGTGGCGGCGATGTATGAACAGGGAAGAATTCACCATGTAGGAACATTCGACAAGCTGGAAGAACAGATGACGACATGGACACCGGAAAGCCCGGATTCACCTGACCGATTAGATGCTATGGTGCAAGGATTTAGTAGCCTGATTGGAACATCAAGCGCGGCTACATACTTCACAGCGTTAGCAAACTTTTGTTCCGGTTGCGGATTACCAATGCCAAAAAGTGCGGCGCGTTGTTTTAAGTGTGGAACCGCTATGATTAGCCAAGCCTGAAATACAAGAGGCATTATCGAGGGAGATTCACATGGGTCTAAGAGACCGAATCGCAAAAGCAATCGCGGGCAATACAGAAATTGAAAAGGCCGCACCGAATTTACCAGCTGGCGCAGTAGTAATGAACGAACAGCAAATGCGCAACGCAGTTCCGGGAGCAATCGGCCAAAACTACGGAACAGTAAATGCTCTCCCACGAAACCCATTATTAGCAGGAGTTCCATTCGGTCCGGGAATTCCAATTACACCGGGCGCAATTAACCCGGTTAATCCAGTAACAGGAAGACCGGAACCACGCCGCTACGAATACCAAGTAGCACAAAACATAAACATTACTGAAACAAGATTAGTTCCATTCAAGACACTACGCGCGGCCGCAGACCAAATAGATATTTTGCGTCGTTGCGTAGAAGTAATTAAAGGCAAGCTGGCCGGATTAGAATGGGATATCGTTCTAGGAAATGACGCTAGCGAAAAGATTGTTGCGCAAAGCGGAGGCGACCATGTTAGAGCGATGGCAAAAGCGCGCGAAGATTACAACGATGAGATTGACCGAGTAAGAACATTCTGGGAAAACCCGGACAAGGCAAACGGATTAACATTCACCGATTGGCTTAACATAGCGTTAGAAGAAATGCTCGTAATTGACGCATTAGCAGTATGGCCACAAAAAACAGTTGGCGGAGATTTATACGGATTGCAAATTCTTGACGGAGCAACAATTAAACCTATGCTCGACGACAGAGGAATGCGACCTATGCCACCGCAAGCGGCCTACCAGCAAATACTCTACGGATTCCCACGCGCAGAATTCAGCGCTAACAATGACGACCCAAAAGCTGACGGAGAATTTACAGCTGACGACCTTGCATACATGGTGCGTAACCGCAGAACTACAAGCGTTTACGGATTTAGCCCGGTTGAGCGAGCGCTACCACTAGCAGATATTTACTTGCGCAGACAGCAATGGATACGCGCGGAATATACAGACGGCGTGCTACCGGAACTTATGTTCTCAACAGATGCTACATGGGGAACTAACCCGGATTTATTGCGAGCATGGGAAAACATTCTTAACGATGACCTAGCCGGCCAAACAGAACAGCGCAAGCGCGCAAGATTATTGCCTACCGGTATTACACCGATTACCAACGACGCATACGGCGAAAAGTTTAAAGACACGCTAGATGAATTCCTTATTGCGTCAATTTGCGGACACTTCGGAGTGCAACCTACTGAAATTGGTTACAACCCTAAAGGCGGATTAGGCGGAGCGGGATTTGAAACTGGCAAGGCAGATAACGCGCAATACATCGGCGTAGAACCAATTGTAAATTGGCTAAACAAAATGATTACAAACCTCTCATACGCTTACCTCGGTATGCCAAGAGAATTAGAATTCAAGTTGATGGTAAGCAAGCGCCAAGACGACGAAGCAAGCGCACGCAAATCACAAATTGAAGTTACAAGCGCCGGCAAAACAGTAAATGAACGCAGAAGCGAATTAGGGCTACCGCTATTAGATACACCGCAAGCGGATATGCCGATATTGGTAAGCGGAAGCACGATGTATTTATTCTCACCTGACGGACTAATTAACCCGGCCACGCAGACAAGCGCTCCACAGCTGGAAAGCGACGGGCAAACGGAGATAACCGAACCGGGAGCGCAAGTGCCGGCCGAAAAACCAAAGGAAGAGGAAATCCCGGAAGGGGAAAAGACTTCCAACGAAGTAGCGGCAGAAGTTAAAGCGTTTATGAAATGGGCTAACAAAGGCCAGCGCAAAAGAGACTTCGAGTTCAAGATGATTGACCCGATTGTTGGCGAAGCGCTAAACAGATGCGCAGTAGAAGGCGACCTCGATACGGCTAGGTCATTGGCAAAGGCCTACCTAGCATGAATTGGGGCGCACACAAAGCTGATGTGCGCATAGCGGCTAAGAACTCCGTAACAATGCGTGCGGCACTACGGGCAAGCATTAACGCGCGAAATATCTATGAGGCGTATCAAGATACGCACCCGTTTGTTACAGATAACATTACGCAGGACAGAACTCGCGCTCGCGCGTGGGCAATGCTTCATGTAAAGATTGACCCGGAACCAATTCAGGCCGCGCTAAAAAAGATTTATACAGACGGCTTCCTACTCGGATTAGACGCAAGCAAAGAGGCAATTGGCCAAGCGGTAAGAGCAAACGAAAAGGCCAAAAGCAAAGCAATTAAAGACGAATTGTTAAGCATGGCGGCAGGAGACGGCTCGGATTATGTAGATTGGAACAATTGGAAACCGGGAAACCGCGCGGCGGCGTTGCAATACAGACCTACCGGAGCGTTCAAAACAATATTAGATAACGCGGGGATAGTAAGTAAAACAATTGCCAAAGCTGGTTACGACAGGATTGGAACAGCGCTGGCAGACTCAATTGCGGCGGGATTCAGCCCGGAAAGAGCGGCCAAAGTAATTGCAGAAAAGATTGGCGACCCGGCGCGAGCGCTAACGATTGCCATTACAGAGCAGAACCGAGCAATGAGCCTAGCAAGTATGCAGAATTACAAAGACTACGGGCTAGAAAAAGTGGAATGGAGCGGGGCTAACCCTTGCGACCTATGCGCACCAAACGAAGGCCAAGTGGTTGCGCTAGGCGAGCAGTTTGAAAGCGGAGATACTGAACCGCCGGTTCACCCTAACTGCCGATGTGCGTTATTGCCGGTAATTGACGAAGCGTTTTATGCAGAGCCAAGCGCTACTGACGGATTAGACCTATTGCCGCAAGATTCAGCCGATGTTCCGCGTGAACAAGGTTTAACAGGCGTAGCGCAATTTGATGAATTGTTCGGAGGAGGAGCATTCCGAACTTTTGCAGGAACAAAAGAAATAAAACAATTTGAACAATTCCAAATGAAAAATGCCGCGTGGAAAAAATGGATTAACCGAGAAGGCAAAACCTCAAACACGACTAACGACGAAAAAGCCGCGCTTAGATATTACAAGATGTCGGGCTATGAATTAACAAACATCAAATTACGCGGAGGAAGAATTCCTCAAGAAAACGAAACAGAAGTAGAAAAAGCCATTAAAGGAATAGATACGGCAATGAAAAAGGCTCCAAAGCTGAGCGAAAACATAATAACTTACCGGGGAGAAAGAGGAAAAGAAGTCGAAGCGTTGTTCTCTAGCCTCAACAAAGGAGACCAATTTGACCAAAAAGGCTATTCTTCTACTTCATTAAGTGGAACTTTTGCGGAACAATGGCATGGAAAAGGCGAAGGAAGATGGCTATTAACCATAGAAAACCCTAAAGGAACAACAGGCATTATGCTAGACGCAATACAAGAACGAAGCGAAAAAGAATGGCTATTGCCGCGTGGAACTAAATTCGAGGTAAAGTTAATAGACAAAACGAGCAGAGAGGTAACATTAAGGGTAATCAAATGACAAACGAAAGATTTATAGGCGACGGAACCGGTTACACAATTATCAAAAAAGAGCCGGCAGAACCGCCGCACGAAAAGCCGGACACACAAGGTATGATTATCCATAATTCAGAGGAGACCAAATAATGGCATTAAAACACATTAACAATACAGTCCAAACAACACCTACTCTTATTGCTGATTTACCGCCAAGTATGGGTCAAAGCAAAGCGGTGCAAATTTACAATGGTTCAGCCGCTTCTATTTATGTAGGCGACGCAACTATTACCACATCAGGAGCGACAATTGGTCGAACAATTTTGGCTGCTGGCACATTCCAATTATGGATTAACGGCGGCGACAAGATTTATGCAATTGCCGCATCGGCTACAACAGCCGGTTCAGTAGTCGTAACTTATTCAGCGTAACAAAAACAAGGAGCAACGAATGAAAGATTTAACAACAGCATTCTTCGAAATTGTAAAGTCAGACCTAAACGCAGACGGAACTATGATGGTTTACGGCAAAGCAACTGACGACTCCTTAGATATTGACCAGCAAATCTGCGACCCGGTTTGGTTAGACCGCGCAATGCCTGAATGGTTTAAGAGCGGCGGCAATATCCGCGAACAACATTCAAACATCGCGGCCGGCGTTGCAAAAGAATACGAAAAGAAAACAGACGGCCATTACATTCATGCGCTAGTAGTAGACCCAATTAGCGTAAAAAAAGTCGAAACCGGAGTGCTAAAGGGATTCAGTATTGGAATTAAGGCTCCACGCGTAATCCGCGACGAAAAGGCCGCAAACGGAAGAATTATTGACGGGCAGATTGTTGAAGTTTCAATCGTAGACCGACCTGCCAACCCAAACTGCCAGCTGGTTCTAGCCAAGAGCGTAGAAGGCGAAAGCGGAATGTGGAAGGTAGAAGAGCTGATTGAAAGTCAAGAAATTACAACCGAAAAGGCTCTAGAATTTAGCCGTAACCTAACAGAGAGCGGAAAAGTGAAGACAGCCTCGGAACTAATTGACACAGCAAAGACCCTTGCAGTAGGCGATGTAAAGAAGTTTGACCAAAAGTTATACGACGACGCACGCCGCGCATTGGCTCAACTAATTGTGGTTGAAGCTGGAGAAATGGATACCGAAGGTAGCAACGAAGAAATGTCTATTGCTCATCTCCTATCTGCGGTTCATCATCTATTCGCTTGGTATGCCGGCGAAGAAGCCGAGGGAGAAATAATGGAACAAGAAGAAAGCATTGAATTAGCGGCGGCTCCAAAAGAAGAAGCTGACGCAGAGATGTGCGCTAAGTGCAACAAATCAGAAAAAATGTGCAAGTGCGAAGGTGGATTCAAGGCCGCAGAAAAGAAAGAAAAAAGCGTCGAAGGCCATAAGTGCCTCGAATGCGGTTGCGATGTTCCACAAGATTCACATGGCCGCGCAGATGTAACTACCGCAGAGATTGTTACACCTGACGAAACACCAAAGAGCGCAGAACCAACCGAAGAAGTAAAAGAATTAGAAGACCAAGAATTGCCAACACCGGAAGCAACAGAAGAAGCACCGGCAGAAGAGGCAACAGAAGAAAATAAGGATTCCGCTACTGAAAATGTAGAGGAAGAAATCAAAGCTATCGTGGAGGAAGCGGTAAAGAGCGCAACAAAATCTCTACAAACAGAGATTGCCAATCTGATATCTGCAAAAGAGGCGGCGTCAGAAAAAGCGGTAAGTTTGGAGACGGAGTTAGCGACTGCAAAGTCTCTCGCGGTTGCCGGTGGTCCTAAAAGAACCATCAAACCAATAGACCACGCGTCAAATGACCTATTGGTTAAAGCGGCCACATATAAGGCTAAAGCTGACGCATCAACCGACCCGGATTTAGTTAAGGGATACAAGGCGCTATACCAAGAATTTCTTGACAAGCACCAAGCCCTAAACGAATCCAACTAACCGAAAGGAATACCGCACATGGCCGAAATGCCACGCGCTAAAGACCTCTTCGGCGACGCTTCACCAATCGAAGCCGCAAACCGCATGGAAGAATATACCGATTCACTTGGTAAGGCTCTTTCAAATGCGTCAAGCGTTCCCGGTGTGGCTCCAGCCGCAGACCCAGTCTCAGCAATCGAATCACTCGTTGCAAATAAGTCGCTTACAGCTGACGCACTTGCAGGATTGAATAATGCTCTCGCTTCACAGCGCACAGCAATGCAAGATATCCAAAAGGATATTTCTCTAACATCACCTCTTAGCACATCATTCGCGGCGTTTGACCTCGAAGCACCTGCTAAGTTGCTAACACCTCGTCCAACTCCACTTCGCAACCGAATTCCTCGTAAAAAAGGCGTCGGCACATCACACCGCGTAAAGCGTATCCTCGGATACACCGGTACCGGAACTGGCGGAGTCGGAAACACATGGCCGGGAATCACAGAAACCACAACAACAGCGTTTGGCTCAATTAACTATGAGCGTGGTCCAAAGATTTCTTATGCCGCTGACGATTTGATTCTTCCTTACAACTCTTACTCACTTTCAGATTCAGTATCATTCGATGCTAACTTCTC